CTTGGTGTTTCGTTTGATAGACACATAGGGCATGATTATCTAAATCAAACAGATGATCGATTTGAATATTACCATAGAACTGAAGAACGATTAAAGTTTGATTTAAATTATTTCAATCGTATTACAAAAGGCGGACTACCACCTAAAACTTTAAATATAGCACTTGCAGGTACAGGTGTTGGTAAATCTTTGTTTATGTGTCATGTTGCTGCTAGTATGATAAGTCAAGGCCGAAATGTATTGTATATTACTTTAGAGATGGCTGAAGAAAGAATTGCTGAAAGAATTGATGCTAACTTATTAGATGTAACAATAGATGATCTTTATGAAATGCCTAAAGAAGTTTACGACAATAAAATTTCTAAATTACAAAACAAAGTAAATGGTCAATTAATTATTAAAGAATATCCTACTGCGTCTGCTCATAGTGGTCATTTTAAAGGATTGATTGATGAACTTGCATTAAAGAAATCATTTAAACCTGATATACTATTCATTGACTATTTAAATATATGTACTAGTAGTCGTTTTAAAGGCGGTAATATTAACTCCTATACTATGATTAAATCTATCGCTGAAGAATTAAGAGGACTTGCTGTTCAATATAATGTCCCTATTGTATCGGCTACACAAACAACAAGAACTGGTTATATGTCAAGTGATGTTGGTTTAGAAGATACATCAGAATCATTTGGTCTTCCTGCAACGGCTGACTTTATGTTTGCTTTAATATCGAATGAAGAACTTGAAGAACTAAATCAAATTAAAGTTAAACAGTTAAAAAATCGTTACAATGATCCTGCTGTCAATCGTGCATTTATAATTGGTGTTGATAGAAGTAGAATGAGATTGTATGATGTAGAACAATCTGCTCAACAGATTGTAGATAGTAACCAAGAAACAAAAGAAAAACTTGAAAAACCATCAGGACCACAACCTGCTGAAGTTTATGATAAGTTTTCGGACTTTAAAATATGAAGAAAGATAAAATAATAGAAGAATTAAAAAAAGTTTACGATCCTGAAATGCCATCTATTGATGTATTCAATTTAGGCTTGATTTATGATATTGATATAAAAGAAGAAAATGTTACAATCACCCATACACTAACCTCTATGCTTTGCCCTATGGCAGATCAGATACAAAAAGATATTAAAGAGGCAGTAGAACGTGTAGCAGGTGAAGGTAATGTAAAAGTTATATTGACACATACTCCACCATTTAGTAGAGATATGTTAAGTGAAGAAGCTAAATTAATACTAAACCTGTAAGGATAACAATGGCAACAAAAAGAAAAAGAAAACCATCAATATACTACAAAACTGAAATGGTCAAAGTAAAAGATGAAATACTTTGGCGAGCTGTTGAAATGCCAAGTAAGTTAGTAATAAAAGAGTCCTTCTTTGAAGAAGATGTAAAAGAAACTGTCAAGTTTCAAAATAAAAATAAGACATTTGGTATCTTTGGTTTTCCACCATTCTTTGATTGTAGGAGTGAAAAAGAAAAATTGTCAGACAAAGGTAAATCTAACTACAATCCTAGAACAAGTACACAAAGAACTGGCCGATAGATATACATAAATATATGTATGGCAGACTTAACATCACTAGCAGAATCATCACAAGCATTGTTTTGTGCAATTGCTGACTACATAGGTACGAAAGAAACTAATATCATATTTGACACAAATGTTTCTCCAAACTATACTGAATTTAGAAATAAAGTAAAAGAAAAAACAATAAAAGAAGCTTATAAAAGAACTGACACACCAGGTGTTCAATTATTAGATATAGAAACTTTTTTAAAAAAAGATGAAAAGTGGTTTATATCTTCAATGCAGATTGCAAAAAAATTAGTCAACGATATTAGCTCAATTGATCCAGATTTAAAAATCGCTCAAAAAGGATTTCAAAAACTATTTTATTTTAGAGGTGATAGTGATGTTATGAGTAATATTGAAAAGTTATTTAAAATAGCAAACAAGTCTGGATATAAATCTCAAACAAAATTTGGTAACGTAAATAAATGGAATCCAGCTGATATATATTTAGCCAGTGATAAAGCTAAAAAACAAATTATCAATGAAGTACGAACAGCTAAAGAAAAAGTTTACACATTTCAAAACTTAAATATATTAACATCAGACTTAATTGATAGTGGTGATCTATTACCATTATCACTCAAAAAAACTACAAAGGAAGCCATTTTACAACAAGTAAACTTTGACAGAAAAACCGAAATAGATTTAATAAAAAAAATAAAAATTAAAAATGTTACTGATTGGAGACCATATAAAGTAGTTAAATATCCTAATAAAGGTGAAACTAGAGATATGAGAATACTTTTAGAAACGGGTGGTGATATAAAATTAAGACACGATCCGTCAGCAAAAAGATTTGTTGCTGAAGCTATATTTTCTAAAGCAGAGGCAAGAGGTGGTTCAATAGGGTCTATTAAAGTATTGTGTGATATAATAAGATTTGTAAATCCAGATGTAGCAAGACAAGTTTTAGTTAAATATGAAAATGGTGAAAAAAAATATTTTGAAGCATTAAAAAAAATAGAATATTTAAGAAAAGACAAAAAACGATTTGATTTTGAAAGAGGTGCTATAAGTGCCATTTTTGTCATAAATGAAGTAATGCCTGTACTTAAAAAGTTTTTTAAAGATAACAAACAAGGTCAAGCTGATCAAGTGTTAAGATTAATGTTTGAATACATCACATCAAGGACTCCTCTTTCAGGCAAGTTTGTAATTGCTAAATAGTATAAATAGTCTAGTAAGTAGTGATTTATTAATGGAATAAAGTGATTTTTCGCTTGACAAAAGCGTAATTTTTTGATATAATGGGTATAGTGGGAGACAAATGTATAGTTTTAAACAATATCTTAATGAGGCAAAAAATACTCATTTAGAACATTTAGAAGACGAAATTATTAATAACGGTTACCAAGGTGGCCTTAACGCAGTAGAATTTCTTAAATCAATAAGAAATATGCTAGTAGGTTCATCACGTAGAAAATTAAATGTATCCGTTAAATGGGATGGTGCACCAGCAGTATTCTGTGGTATTAATCCTGAAAACGGCAAATTCTTTGTTGGATCAAAATCAGTATTCAACGTAACTCCTAAAATCAATTACACTCAAGCAGATATAAGAAAAAATCACTCTGGTGGTTTAGTAGATAAATTATCAATCTGTTTAAAAGAATTACCTAAACTTGGTATACAAGGTGTTGTACAAGGTGACTTGTTATTTACATCAGGAGATATTAAGTCGGTATCTATACGAGGTGAAGATGCTATTGCGTTTACACCAAACACTATAACATATGCTGTTCCAGAAAATACTGATCTTGCTAAAAGAATTAAAAGAGCTAAGTTAGGCATTATCTTTCACACTACTTACAATGGCCGAAAGATGTCTAACCTAAAAGCAAGCTTTGGCGTCAATGTAAATCGTTTTACAAAGACGCCATCAGTATTCTTTGATGACGCAAGTTATAAAGACTCATCTGGTGTTGCTACATTTACAACTGCTGAAAGTGATCAGTATGATAATATGTTGAGAATGGCAGTTGGATCAATTTCAAAGGGTAAAGTTATTTTAGATTTGTTAAAAAGACAAACTAACATGTTATCAGTTGGTGCAAGATTAAAGATTTTCTTCAATACAAAAATAAGACAAGGTCAAACTATTAGTAACGTAAAAGGATTACAATCAGATTTTAGAAAATACTATGCTTCAGTTTTAGATGATGAGATGTCAAGTAAAAAAACAGAAGCTGCAAAAAGTAAATACAAAACAATAAGAGATGATGGATTAAAATTTATTGACAGATATGATAATGAAATATATTTTGCAATTGCAAGTTATGTAACTTTACAAAGAGTTAAAAATTATCTTGTAAGTAAAATGAATCAAATTAAATCAATAGGAACTTTCTTACAAAAGGGTAATGGGTTTGAAGTAACAAATCCTGAAGGTTATGTTGCTGTAGATAGAATGGGCAACGCAGTAAAATTAGTAGATAGACTAGAGTTTAGTACCGCAAACTTTACTTTAGCAAAAAATTGGATTAAAGGATAATGAAAAGTTTTAGAGATTTTATATTTGAAAAATTAGGCCGAATGAGAATTATTATGTTAGGTGGCCCTGGTTCAGGTAAATCGACATACACAGAATATTTAATTAAACACTTTAATATTACACACATTTATCCAGGTGGCATGTTAAGAAAAGAAATTGAAAAAGGTACAGAAATAGGACAGATTGCAAAAGATATAGTATCAAAAGGTGAGTTTGTTCCTAACGAGATAGTATTAGAATTAATTAAAAAGAAAGTCGAGCAATCACCACAAGGTTATGTATTAGATGGATGGCCAAGATATATGCAACAAGTACAAGACATGGAAAAATCAGAAATAGGATATGACTATTCTGTATTTTTAGATGTTAGTACTGAAGAAGTAATGAGAAGATTACTTGCAAGAGGCCGTGCAGACGATACGGAAGAAATTATAGGTAACAGAATAGAATTATATAAAAAAGAAACAGGTCCTGTAATAGAATATTTAAAAAAGAAACCAGGATTTTTAGAAATAAAAGCAGAAGGTGGTACACCTGAAGAAACTGCTAACGAAATTATTAAGAGAATAGAAAATGAAAGTAAATAGTTTTATACAACATTTAGCAGAGGGAGTTTACGATCCAGGTATATTTAAAGCGTTCTTTCTTGCTGGTGGTCCAGGTTCAGGTAAAACATTTGTAACACAAAGTACGTTTTCTGGTACAGGATTAAAAGTTGTCAATTCAGATATTGCTTTTGAAAGAAATTTAAAAAAGGCAAACTTATCTTTAAGTATGCCAGATGAAGAAACCTATTTTAGAGATATTGTAAGAAAGGCTGCTAAACGAGTTGCTATCTCACAGTTAGATAAATATGTAGAAGGCAGACTTGGTTTAGTTATTGATAGTACAGGAAGAGATTATGACATGATTGCTAGGCAACATAATATGCTAAAACAAATGGGTTACGATTGCTATATGGTATTTGTAAATACAACTTTAGAAGTTGCATTGGCAAGAAATGCTAGACGTGAAAGAAGTATACCTGAATATATTACAAAGTCAAGTTGGAATGGCGTACAAGATAATATTGGTAAGTTTCAAAGACTTTTTGGTTTAAGTAAATTTTTAGTTGTTGATAATAACAAATCAGATTTAGAATTAGTTACATTAACAATGAATAGAGTGGGTAAAGTAGTAAGAGGATTTTTAAGACAACCTGTACAAAATTATATTGCAAAACAATGGATGAAAAAAGAATTAGAGGCTAGAAAACGAATATGAGATTTAAAGATTTTTTAAAAGAGTCTATAATTGACATACCAAGACAAACGTATGCAAAAGGTGTATTTGATAAAGCAGATACTCCTAATCCAGTATTAAAACCATCAGTAAAAAAATTAGTATTAGATGGTATAAAGACATTTGAAAAATTTGGTAAAGTAGTTAAGTATACCTTAATTGGTTCAATACTAACTAAACAATATAGAGCTGACGCAGACCTTGACATTAATATCTTATTTGATATACCTGGTTCAAAAGAAGAACAAGAAAAGGTGCATGATGAGATTAGAGAATATCAAGGACAGATAAATGGTAAAAACATACCAGGCACACAGCATCCTATCAACTACTTTTCCATCATAGATCCTGTAACATTTAATAAGGCAAGGGACATGGCTGATGGTACTTTTGATATCGACTCTAACAAGTGGATCAAAAAACCAGAACCTGGCACCTTTGAACCTGAAAAATACGTTACGGATTTTCAGAAGCGTGTTTCTGAAATAGATGTTGTTAAAGGTGAACTTGTAAGAGATATGATTGATTATGAGGAACTAAAAGACTTAACAGGTGACGACATAAAGAACTTGTCAAGTTTAGTTTCTAAAAAGTTAGACGAAATTAAATCTTCTATTAACACTCTAATTGATATTGGTGACAAAACTATTGCAGACCGAAAGGATGCTTTTAGTACAGATATGTCACCAGACGAAATCAGAAAGTTTGGCGTTAAGAACCGACTTCCTAAAAATGTGATTTATAAAATGTTAGAAAAGTATCATTATCTCAAATTTTTCAAAAAGTTGAACGAGATCATGGAGGATGGTAAAATAACTCCAGATGAACTGAAATCATTATCAAAAATAAAAGAGGCCAAGGGTAGATCAATAGCATTTACCTTTGGCCGTTTTAACCCACCTACAATAGGACACGAAAAACTTATTAACAAAGTGGCACAACAAAGAACAGATGATTACAAAATTTATTTAAGTAAGAGTGAAGACACAGGTAAAAATCCATTAAACGCAAGAGTTAAACTTGCAACAATGAAACAAATGTTTCCTAGACATGCTAGAAACATAATGCTAAACCCCTCAAACATGATATTAGATATTGCTACTGAACTATACAAAAAAGGTTATTCTAATGTTACGTTTGTTGCAGGTTCAGATAGAGTAAGAGAATTTGATACTATCTTAAAAAAATATAACGGCGTTAAGAGCCGACATGGTCTATATGACTTTGATAGTATAAATGTGGCATCAGCAGGAGAAAGAGATCCAGATGCTGATGGTGCAACAGGTATGAGTGCAAGTAAAATGAGAGCAGCTGCTAAAGATAAAGACTTTGATACATTTAAAAAAGGTCTACCATCAAGTTTTGCTAATTCAAAAAATGCACAAGACCTATTTAAAAATGTAAGAAAAGGAATGATGTTAGCTGCATCCATAGATCATGGTGCAGGTGCATTTAGATTCAAACCATTTATAACTGCCTCTACAAAAGAGGAGTTAGAAAAAATGACATTAAGGGACAAATATATTTCAGAGCATCTATATGATGTAGGAGATATAGTTGATGATGTTGAAACAAACATTACTGGTGTCATAGTACGAAGAGGAACAAACTATGTTACCTTAGAGGACGAAAATATGAAATTACATAAATCATGGCTTTACAATATAATGGAAACTCCTGTCTACCCTATTAAGTTAGAGGAAAGAGCAAGAAAACTAAAATATGATAAAGAAACAGATCAACCTAAAAAATATGTTGCTGGTTTAAGTGATAAAGAAAAGAAAGCACACGATAGACATTTAGAAAAACAAGGCAAAAAGTCTGATAGTGATAAGAGTGCTTACAAACAATCACCCGCTGATAAAGTGGCAAAAACAAAAACTAGTACACATACAAAGCGTTTCAAACAAATGTATGGTGAGTTAAAAACAAAAAACGAAAAAGAACCTCATCATAGAGGTAATGAATTTAGCGATACAGGAATGCCAGAGGCATACGATATAGGCCACGATTATGCAAAATACACTTCATTATTAACACCTGGAGAAAAACATTTCAGTTCAAAATTTCAAGGTGGTCCTTACAAACCAAGTAAACATAGTAATAATTTAATTAATGTTAATGCAGATAAGGACATGAAACCAATGAATAAAAAAGTTGAGTTAAAAGATATAGAGGAATGGGCAACTAAAGAAGAAACGATTAATAAATATAAGGAAAGATATGGGGAAGAGTGGCAATCTAAAATTGAAGAAACATACAATAAAATGTTTAATAAAGTGATTGACACCAACACAAATATGCAAGAAGGAAGAATGAAAGACATCGCTATTGACCTTAAATCGAAAGAAGAAGGTGGATTGGATGCGGAAGAATTTCAAAGAAAATACAACAAATCTAAAGCAGAGATGAAAAAAGACTTGGGTGCAAGTGAAGGCTTTAAACTATCATTTAAAGATTTTATGAATGAAGAAGCTGACGAGTGGGGTATTTATCCATCTCAAATAAATGAAGCAGATTATCAAGGTAAGACAGTAACTTTGAATAAACCTGTAAGAGGTGGTTCCAAAAAGTTTTACGTTTATACAAAAAACGAAAAAGGTAACATAGTTAAAGTATCATTTGGTGATCCTAACATGGAAATTAAAGCAGACAATCCTGCAAGAAGAAGAAGCTTCAGAGCAAGACACAACTGTGATAATCCAGGACCTAAATGGAAAGCAAGATATTGGAGTTGCAAAAAATGGTAAGTAAATATACAACAACTTGGTCAAACATACAAGAGCAGATGAATGAGTTTACACTTGTTTACGTTGCTAGATGGAGAGGTAAAGACGGTAAAAGATATGCGTCACCTTTTAAAACAAAAGACTCTGCTGAAAAGAGAGCAAAAGAATTAAGAACACAAGGTAATTCTGAAGTATCCGTTACACAAGATACGTTAAAGGGAAATATTAAGTGGGCAAAAGATAACGGACCTGATATAAAAGGAATGCAGAAAGAAGATGTAGCAATTAATATGCTTGAGGCGATGAGTCCTGCTCAAATTAAAAAGTTAAAAGATAGTTGGGCAGAGATAAAATTAATGTCACCTGAAAAAGTAAAAACTTTAAAGAACTTTTTAGACAAATATTCTACAGATACATTAATGCAACTTGCACAATCTGGTATAAACTTTGTATCTAACATGGCAAGAAGTGTTGCAATGAAAAGAAAAACAGGTGATATGAAACATGCTGGTTCAATGAAAGAAGAAACTAAAACTGACAATGAAAAAATTGCAGATTTAAGAGTTAAACAAATGCAATTGCAAACTAAAGCAAGAGAAATGGACTCAACTAAAGATAAAACTGATATAGAAATTACAAAAAACAAACTTGACAATATACAGTTAAGAATGGATAAAATTAAATCTAAAAATGAAGAAGTGCATCCTGCAAAAGCTTTAGTGGAGGCAATTAAAGGCGTTCAAAATAAAGCAGAAAAAACTGGTATGCCTTATTCAATATTAAAGAAAGTATATGATAGAGGTATGGCTGCATGGAAAGGTGGTCATAGACCAGGAACAACACCACAACAATGGGCAATGGCTCGTGTAAATAGTTTTGTAACCAAATCAAGTGGTACTTGGGGTGGTGCAGATAGCGATTTAGCTAAAAAAGTAAGGAGTAAAAAATAATGAACAAAAAATATTTTGAAACAAAGACTGGCAGTATAGAGGAAAAGATTACTCAGATCGCTACTGAACAAAAGTCAATTAAAAAACAAGAACCGAACGTAAAATTAACAGCAGAAAAAACATACTTTGAACCTAAACCAGGATCAATTTCAGATGTTGCTGCCAAAATCGTTTCTGAAGCTTTAGATCCAGTAAACAAAGATGCTGTAAAGAAAAAGTTTGACAATAGACAAGACAAAGATATTGACAATGATGGAGATACAGACTCAACTGATAAGTATCTACATAAAAGAAGAGCTGCGATTTCTAAAAATATAAAAGAAGAACAAGAAGCTTCTTGTGGTTGTGGTCCAGAATGTGATCATTGTAAAGGAAAGCACTCAATGAAAGAAGTTGGCCAAGAATGTGATTGTTGTGGAAATAAAATTAAGGCTGTAAAAAAAGAAGAAACTTGTCCTAAATGTGGTAAAGACCACGCAAATAAAATCAATGCTTCAAATTGCATGGGTGAAAGTAAAAAAACTTTTTCTGATTTAAGAACTGAAACAAAAGTAATTAAACTAGGCGACAAAGGAAAAACAGCAACAGGCAAAGAAGCTGGTGCAGTTGACGTAGAACCTAGAGCAATACCTGTATAAGTGCGACATTCTGTCAATTGACAAAACAGCTATTATATGATAGTATAATAGTATAAGGAAAACACTATGAACAAACCTATCATATATTGCGATATGGATGGAGTACTTGCAGATTTTAAGACAGGTGCTCAAAAAACTACAAAGATGTCTATTAATAAATGGATGTCAATGGGTAAAGATAAGTGGTCACTTATCAAAGCAAAAAAAGATTTTTGGCAAACACTACCTTGGATGCCTGGTGGCAAACAACTATGGTCATATCTATCAAAGTTTGATCCACACATCTTATCAGCATACGTAGAAGAAACTTACGATCCAAACTGTATACCTGGCAAAACCGAATGGTTAAGAAGAAACGCAGGTATGACAAATAGACAAAGAATTAATTTAGTACGAAGAAAAGATAAGAAACTCTTTGCTAAAAAAGGCCAACCTGCCATTTTGATTGACGATTATGAAAAAAACATAAGAGAATTTGAAAAATCAGGCGGTGTTGGTATTCATCACACAAACACATCTAAAACTATATCTGAACTTAAAAAACTAGGTTTTTAATCTTATAAATAGTACTGTTATATAACAATTACTAATTTAAGGAGAGATATATGTCTTTATGGGGAAACGATATAAAGCCTAAAAATCTTACAGACGAAGAAAAAAAAGAAGTCTATGCAACCTCTCAAGGTTGGGTAAGAGAAGCAGGCTCAGTATTATCAGGTAATGGTAATCCAAATGCAGATCCAGAAGTATTAGTAGCAATCGGTGGATTAGCTACAAATATGGGTTCAGCAAATATTACACAAATAGAATTTGTAACAACATCAATCGGCGAAGCTGCTGGTGGAAACATTGACGTTAGAGTAAGATTTAACGAAAGAGTTGACATTACAGGAACACCACAAGTAACAGTAACTAATGACCAAGCAGGTAGTGGTACTGATGCTACATTTACAGCAGATTATAACTCTGGTACAGGAACTAACGAAATTGTATTTAGAGCAACTTATGCAGCTGCAGATGGTGGTATTGCTGAGGATGATGTATTATCAATTGGCTCTAACGCAGTAGCACTTAACAGTGGTACTATTAAAGATGCTGGTACAACAACAAACTCTACAATTACAAACGCTGCTCAAACAGGTACATTAACTGTTTCAGCATAATAACAAAATCATATAAGGGCGCTCAAAGTGCCCTTATATATACTATATGAACAAATTGATCTAGGCAAATACCTAGAGTAGCATTCCCGAAAGGGTTAACAGGAGAAAAAAATGGCAGACAAAAAAATAACGGCATTGACCGATTTAGGTGACTCGTTGGCATCAGCTGACTTGTTCCATGTAGTGGATGACCCAAGTGGTACTCCAATCAACAAAAAAATATCAGCAGAAAATGTGTTTAACAATATACCATCTTGGTTAGGTTTAGCACAAGCTTCACAAACAATAACTGCTGATGGTTCATCACAAGTTGCAAACGTAACTTCAGCGATTACTGAAATAGATGGTGCTTCATCAACAGGTTCTATTTCATTAGCAGATGGTTCTGATGGACAAATTAAAACGTTTATAAACATTTCAGCTTCAGGCACAAACTTACAAACTATTACACCTACTAATTTAAGAGGTCATACAAGTGTAACTTTAGACGCCGAAGGAGAAACAGTTACTTTATTATTTAAAAATTCACAATGGAATATTATTGCTGGTAACGCATACGGTGTTGCTTAATAGATTATAGGAGATATTATGGGAATAAGTACAAAACAATTACAAATTGAAAAGGCATCTTTACAAAAGACATTTGATGATTTGAATGTTAAAATTCAGACTATTGATAAAGAAGTGCAAGTAATGAGAAATAATTTAAACGCAATTCATGGAGCTTTACAACAAGTAAATAAAATGATAGCAGTTGATGCTCAGTATGGCAAAGAACTTGAATCGACTAATTCAGATAGCAAAGGTTCTTCTTTAGAGGTAAAAGAAAAAGAACCAGCTAAAT